CAACGCTGGAGTGATTATGAAGCACAGTATCAGCAGTGGGCCAACATCTTAGAGATTCCCGCAGTTACCATCATGGGCGGCGAGCCGTTTCTCAATCCCACGTTACCAGATTGGGTAAAAGGCATCAATGATTTATTTGGGGTAGATGTGCAAATACTTACCAATGGCACAAGATTTAGACAGGCAGGCGGGCTTTATGATGCATTGTTGCACTCAAAGACTGCCCGATATGTAAATCACATTGGAGTAAGTTTGCATCGTAGTGAACAGTTTGAAAAATTAAAAGAAGATATATTATGGTTTCTCAAAGCACCGGTAGAGATTTTGCCGCAGGGACATGTGAACAATAAACACAACGCTGATTGGTGTTTTAGAGACAGCAATAACATTGTGGTCAATGTACACATCAAAGATCATTTCCATACCGCGGCCATTAGACCGTTTACCAGAATCAGCCAATCCATGCAAAAGATCTACTTGTTGCACAACAGTGATCCTTTTTTTGCACATCAAAACTGCGGTTTTGCAATATTCAAAAGTTATCATTTTATTCGTGCTAAACTGTACAAATGTGGTCCTGTGGCACTCATGCCTGAATTTGATCAGCAGCATACTTTGGATATTTCACCAGAAGACAGAATATTACTGAATTCTTACCAGCCGCTGACTTTGGATAATTTTGATAATTATCACCAAGAATTTTTTGCCAATTTAGATCAACCTATTGCGCAGTGCAAATTCTGTCCAACCCTTGAAACAAGCACAATGAAAAAAATATTTCCATTGATCAAAGGTCAACAGCATGTACTTTGAATCGTTTTATGATATTCATTTAGGTGAAATATACAAAAAAAGTCAATGCATCGAACATGAGTACGCAGTGGTCAATGTATTGTCTAGTATGTTAACGCATCTAGGATATCAAAAATGTTTAGAGAATCCTCGTGCCTGGAAAAAAAATCATCGCACAGTGATTGTGTGTTTGAGTGACGATTTTAGTGTGATCAAATCCAACCCCGCAGCGGCACCTGAACAATGGTTTGATTCACACACTATTATCATCACTGACAATCATATGCCTTGGCCCACAGACTATGAAATATGTGTGCTGCCATTGAGTTATTTTGGGGTATTCAATTACATACCAGCCGAACAACACTACAACCCCACGCATAGATTTCATTTGTCCATAAACAGACTGGACACACAACGTTTGTTATTTTTGTTAGAATTTACAAAACAAGCCAATGGTATCCAACCTGTTATTGAAACTGACCTTATCAACTTCAATGCTCGTGCTACAGGTGCAGAAAAAACACCGCAAGATGCTAAAAACAGTGTTTCACAATGCTGGGCACAACTTCAGACTGCCCATGCTGATCTTAGCACATGGTATGAACAGATCCTGCCACACATGCCTTTGAGAAATCACAATGTCACTGTGGAACAAGCACACATTAGTGCTTATCTCAATCTTGTAATTGAGACTTATGCCGGCGATGCTAGTATTGCGTTCAGCGAAAAAATATTTAGAGCTTTAGTCACACCAGCACCTTGGCAGGTGTTTTCAGCAAAAAATGCTGTGCAACGTCTTAGAACGCTGGGATTTGATGTTTTAGACCACATTGTGGATCATTCATATGACACTGAACAACAAAATAATTCTGTAAATGGACACAAAAAAATGCAAAATTTTGTCAACAATGCTATACAAAATTACAACAATATCAAACAACTCAATCACAATATGTTGATTGAACAATGTCAAACAGCAGCTGATCACAATCAACAATTACTGGCAAAAATGCAACGCCAATGGCCTGAAGATTTTGCCAACTGGTTGCCACAAATCATCTCAAAACTTCAATAAATATAGGAACCGGAGTTCCAGATGCCAGAACAGCAACAACAATCACTGCCCACACTCAAGCAAAACTTAATTGAATATGTAAAACTTCAATTGGGTGGTGATATCATTGACCTAGAATTAGACCCTTCACACTATGAAGCAGCCTATCAAAAGACCATAGGCACTTACCGTCAACGAGCCAACAACGCCTATGAGGAAAGTTATAGTTTCATGCAGTTGGTTACAGATGTTAATATCTATGAACTGCCCCAAGAAGTGGTCAGTGTGCGTCAAATCTTTCGCAGAACTTTTGGCGACAGTTCAGGACCGTTTGCATCAAACTTTGATCCGTTTGCACAGGCGTCAATCAACGTGTACTTGATGAACTTCAACGTGGCAGGTGGCTTGGCCACTTACGACTTCTACAGTCAGTACATCGAGTTGGCTGGACGCATGTTTGGCGCCTACATGAACTACACTTGGAATCCTGTGACCAAGAAACTGCAACTGATCCGCGATCCCAAAGGCTCGGGCGAAACTGTGTTGTTGTGGACCTACAATCTAAAACCCGAATTCAACTTGTTGAGCGATCACCAAATACAACAGTGGATCCGAGACTACATGGTGGCCAATTGTAAAATGATCATTGGCGAAGCACGTGAGAAATTTGCCACTATTGCCGGACCACAAGGTGGCGGTAGCCTTAACGGTGCAGCCATGAAATCAGAAGCCAAAACAGAAATGGACGGGTTGATCGAACAACTCAAAATGTATGTAGACGGTAGTCAGCCTCTTACATTCGTTATCGGCTAAACTGCACACACTTGTACCAAAATTCCTGCTATAATCAAGCATGGACTTAATGATCGACATTGAAGGTTTAGCAACAGGCCCTGAGACCACAATTTTAACTATTGCGGCGCAGGCATTTGACCCTCTTGGCACTGGCTACTACGAGCACAAGTATTATGCCCGGGTTGACCTTGAAAGCCAAGAGAACCGTACCATTGAACAAGGTACTATCAACTGGTGGGCCACACAACCCACAGCCGCACGTGAAGAAGCCTTTAATGAAGCGGGCCGTATACCTTTGGATCAAGCCCTAGACGAACTGCACCGACTGTGTTGGAAATGCAATCGTATCTGGATGAATGGCCCGACCTATGACGCCAACATCCTTGAGCATGCTTACAAAAGTTATAACAAACCCCTGCCTTGGCAATATTATAAGATCTGTGATGCTCGCACGGTATATAAGCTGTATCCAGGATTGCCCAAGCCGCCTACCAGCCATCATGCGTTGGAAGACTGCCGCAGACAAATTGACATGTTGCAAGCAACCTTGGCATATTTAAACATCAAGGAACTGGCATGATCATTGGAATTTGTGGATTTATTGGCTCAGGCAAAGATACAGTTGCGGACTATCTTGTGAATCTACATCATTTTCGCAGAGAAAGTTTTGCCAACACACTCAAAGATGCTGTGAGCGCAGTATTCGGATGGGATCGAACCATGCTGGAAGGGCGCACCAAACAAGCCCGTGAATGGCGCGAACAGCAAGACAATTGGTGGACCAATCGATTAGGCATAGTAATTACTCCCCGTTGGGTATTGCAAAACTGGGGCACTGAAGTATGCCGTAACGGATTTCATGATGATATCTGGATCGCCAGTTTGGAAAACAAGCTGCGCAACAGCACAGATGATGTTGTGATCAGTGATTGCAGATTCCCCAATGAAATACAGGCTATTAAACAATCGGGCGGCCGTGTAGTGCGTGTGGTACGTGGTCCTGAGCCTGAGTGGTACGATGCGGCTGTGAGTCGTAATCGTGGACCCAACGGTAATTCAACATGGTCACTCAGTGGGCGCCGCCTAGAACAACTGGGGGTGCATGACTCAGAAACTGCCTGGGTAGGCACCAAGTGCTAGACAACAACGGCACATTAGACGACTTATATCAGCAAGTCAAGCGTCTGGTTCAAGATCACCCGCCCGCCAAGTGACTTCTACTCGTGACACTTCTTCCACACAATTACGACAAACTGTGCGTAGATTCTTTACAGTGGTATTGTTGAGATCTCCATCAATGTGATACACCAACAACTGACTGGCAAATCTTGCTCGAAACCCGCATCTATCACATGCGGGTTTTTTCTTATACCCTGCTGATTTCCAACGCGGTTCCCTGGGTTTGATTCCACGACCTCGTCGTTGACAAGTTTCACATCGACTGCGATAGTGAACGACGTCTTCCCGGATGTAGTTTACAGCACATGGCCGTTGATTGCAGGCATTGCATATGGGTCGCATGGTGTATTTAGTTGGTGGACCTTTGTCAAAGGGCGCCGTAAAACACCTTTTTTTGGGTATACCAATAAATATCAATAACTTGAAAAGGAACCAACCATGGCACTAGTATCACCAGGCGTAGAAGTACAAGTAATTGACGAGAGTCAATATATCCCTTCCGCTGTCAACACAGTACCCTATTTTTTAATCGCCACAGCACAGAACAAAGCTGATGCAGCCGGCGTAGGCGTAGCAGCCGGTACCACTGCTGCCAACGCAAACAAAACTTATCTTATTACCAGTCAACGAGATTTGGCAGCAACATTTGGCGTGCCATTCTTCTACAACACCACAACTGGTACACCAATCAATGGTTACGAACTCAACGAATACGGTTTGTTGGCAGCGTACTCAGCCTTGGGTGTTACAAATCGTGCGTACATTCAACGTGTGGACATTGATCTCACTGAGTTAACTGCCAGCTTGAGTCGTCCCACCGGCAATGCTGACAACGGCACTTATTGGTTGGATGCTTCAACCAGTTTATGGGGTATTTTTGAATGGAATCAAACCACCAGCACATTTACCAATCAAGTGCCCACAGTCATTGTTGACACAGCAAATGTGGTCGACAGCACTGCTGACTATGACGATGTGGCCAGTTGGGCACCATTGCAAACCATTGGCAGCATTGGTGATTATGCTGTAAGTGCCGTGGGTATCAGCAACATCAACTACTACAAACGTGGCGGCCCTACCAGCGCAGAAACAACCAGCACTTATCTCAGCAGTTTGTACAATACCTGGGTTCAAGTGGGCAGCGATGACTGGAAATCATCTTGGCCCACAGTGCAAGGCACTAACTCAGTGTCAGGCGCATTGACTGTTGGCTACAACCTGTACATCAATGGTACTTTGGTCACTGTCGGCGACGGCGGCACAGCATTGTCAGTAGCAGGGTTGGCCACAGCCATCAACAATGCTGCCATCACAGGTGTGTATGCTGCTTCTATCAGCAACAAACTCACAATATTTGCAATCTCAACAGCCACCAATGATGGATCCACTGACGATGGTGGTGTGGTTGGCATTGAACCTGGTCCCAACAGCGGCGTTTCACTATTGGCTACATTGGGTATCGCTGCCAGTTCGACCCTGGTGACCACAACTGGATATCGCGCCCCAAGTTATTTCCCAGGCTACAGTTATGAATCACCACGTTGGGCCACTGGTCAAGTAAATCCAGCACCAACTGGCAGTGTATGGCAAAATCTCAGCACTGCTGGCAATGGCATGAACATCAATGTCAAACAATACAATGCTGCCTTGGATGTATTTGTATCTCAAACTACCAACGTGTACGAAAATGATCAAGCTGCTCTTTATGCTCTTGATCCCACAGGTGGTGGTAAAAATATTCCTGTGGGCACCACTTATCTACAAAATAACAGTTTGTTGTTTGATACAAACCCAAATAGCAATGCTAGTTTCTTGTTGTTGGAAAGAGCAGTGCTAGGTGCCACAGTGGTCACAGGAAACACTACTCCTGGACTAAATGGTGACATTTTGTTTGTATCTGGAAATACATTTCTTGTATATGCCACTCAAGCAGGCTCTAGCACAGCGGCTGCAACCTCTTACACAGTGACCTTGACTGGTACCAGTGTTGCAAGTTTTATCAATGCAGTTGGCGCAGCAAACATCCCTTATGTGAGTGCAAGTGTAAACAGTGCTGGAAACATTGTGTTTACACACAGTCAAGGTGGAACAATTGCACTTGATAATACAACAGGTACACCAGTGACCACTGCAGGTTTTACTGCCTCTTATACTGATCCCACATCTAGTTGGACCACATATTGCAGACCAGATCAATTTTCTGGTATTGTAGTGCTGAGTAACTGGGTCACTGAGCCTTTGTTCACCTACACTGCCAACGATACTGCACCTGATCAAGATCCTGCAGATGGTCGCTTGTGGTATTACAGTAGCGTTGATGATGTTGATATCATGATTCAAAACAATGGAGCCTGGGTCGGTTATCAAAATGTTACCAATGATACTCGTGGTTTTAATTTGTTTCTGACCAACGCAACAGGGCCAATTGTGGCCGCCACAGCACCCACAACACAAACCAACACAGCCCAAAGTCCGTTGCAATACGGTGATCTGTGGATTGATTCAAGTGATTTGGAAAATTATCCATTGCTGTATCGTTGGGAACCAGTTAACGGTGTTGATCAATGGGTAGCAGTGAATACTACAGATCAAGTTAGTTCAAACGGTATCCTGTTTGCAGATGCACGTTGGGCACCCAATGGCACCACAGATCCTGTGGCAGATCCATTCCCAACCATTGTGAGTTTGTTGACCAGCAATTACTTGGACTTGGACGCACCCG